ACCTTCCAACGGCGAAGCACGCCGGTGCCCGCGTTCATCCCCGACGGCCTGAGCGATGCCTTCGCTGACGATCCGAGCAAGCAGGCGCAATGGGACGCGTTCGTGCGCAACCTGTCTGCGCCAGGGCCGGCGCTTGGTGATGTCGTTGCCGACCTGCGCGCCTCGCTGTCCGAAGTGTTCAAGTCGGAGTGACGGCGGTCGCCTGCATTCGGCCACTGCGCCTTCCTCAACGCTCCCATCCAGGCTCGGGGCGTGTCCTCTGCCCAATCGGGCGCTCGATCCCGGTAACCCGCGCTGCGGCTGCTTCGCGGGCGGCTCGCACGGCAACCGACTCCCGGTCGCACTCAATCAGCGACGGCTTCATCCTCCTCGTCCTGTACTTGGGGTTTCCAGCCCTGGCGGGATTCCTGCACGACGATCCGCTGCTTGACTAAACGCTCGACCGTGCGAATGCGGCCAATCGACCGCCGAATCGGTTCGCGTTTACCGCCTTGAGGATGTCCTCGGCCAGGGCGTTGGCTTCGAGCAAGTGCCGGAAATTCAGGATCCTCGTCTCGTCCGGGATCGGCTCGTTCAAACTCAGACGGGCGAACGCTCGAAGCGACGCGATCTCGTACAGGGCTTCCTCCATCGCCGGGTCGCTCAGCGCAAACCAGTTCTGCATCAGGTGCACCCGCAGCATCGACTCCAGCGCGTATGGCCTGCGGCCGCGGCCGGCGACCGGGTAGTGCGGCTCGATGATCTTGAGCAGCACCTTCCATGGCACCACCTGTTCCATTTCCTCGAGGAACAGCTCACGCCGGGTCTTCTTCCGTTTGCCGGCGTACTCTGCGTCCGAAAAACTGATCTGGCTCACTGCGCAGGCTCCTTTGCGCTATTCAACGCGCCGCGGCATGATCGGTGGACTTGTTCAGACTTTCCTTAGCGCTGCCGCCCTGGCGCGCTGCCAGCTGCAGCGCGCGAGTTGGCCAGTCTCGTTCTCCGGCACCATCACAGGCGCGTGTACTTCTCCGATCGCCCGCGCGACTTCTCTACCGGGTACTTGAGCGCGTTGGCATCCATCTTCCGCGACACCGCGGCCGCCAGATCCACGCCCAAGTCATGGCACAAGTAGGCGAGCAGCGTCCCGACATCGGCCAGCTCCGCTTCGATTTCATCCCGGCGCTTTTCGACGATCTCGGCCACGTCTGCGTCCTTGGCCCAGATGAAGTGCTCCAGCAGCTCGGACGCCTCCACGGACAGGGCCGTGGCAAGGCTTCGAGCGTTGTGGAACTGCTCCCAGTCACGCTCGGCGCGGAAGGCCAGCAGGCGCTGGGTGAGTTCTTCGGGCAAATGCGTCATGCCTGAAACCGGTTCTTGAGGTGCCATTGCAGGCGGTCGGGATCGGGGCGGTACTCCGGCCGGGTCGGCGTGACGGTCAGCGGCTGGCCATCCATCCGGTAGTACGCCTTGCCGTTGAACCATGCTTCGCGGATGCGCGGGCTGACGCGGATCGTCATGTCGGGCGTCACCGACACCAGGCCGGCATCGAACAAGCGGTGGAAGTCGGCCCGCAGCAGCAGGCCGTTGCGCACGTCATGGGCACCTTCCTCGGCGTAGGGCACGATGTGCGCGGCCTCCAGTGCCAACAAGGTGCTTTCGCCGGTGATGGCACACTTGCGGTTGTAGGCCTCGGTGACGACCACGCGGAAGGAGCCCTGGCCGAGCCGGGGCCGCATCAGGATGGGCTCACCGTACCGCGCCGCCGGCTCGTTCACGACCCGGGCGCCGCTATCCGAGGCCTCGGCCTGGGCTTCGAGGCCACGGGCGAGCAGCGGCAGCACATGCGCCCAGATCGTGGCGCCGTCGGCCTCCTCGGTTCGGTACATCTTGCCGCGCACGATGTTGGACGACCAGCCCGGTGGATCGGGCAGCCAGTCTCGTGGTTCGAAGAAGACGGGGTTGGCGATGACCTGGCAAGTGATCTGGGTGAGCGGCGTGCCGCGGCCGGCTAGCGGCCCCAGAAGCTCCCGCAGTTCTGCGAGCGAAGCCGCGCCGTTCTTCTGCCCAAAGATCTCCCACGCCAGGTCCAGCGGCAGCACGCTGCGAGTGATGAAGTAGCCGGCGCCTGCAATGTGGTTGTGGGGACGCTTCACCTTGAACACGAACGGCATGCCGCTGGGCGCGTTCTCGAATGCAGGGCGCACCGATGGCTGCCAGAAGTTCACCTCGTCCAGGTGACGCGGTGCCAGGAACTCGAACCAGCGCGTGTCTGTCGTACCCACCCAGAACATCATGACGGTGATCCCCGGCGTGCGACTGGATGGACGGGCGGGCCTTGGCCGGCAGCGCCATAACGGCAGGCGATGCGTGGGCCGGCCATCGGCGCCAGATTCGCAGAGCGGCGATGCCGCCGAGGTTGTTTGTAGAACCGAATCGACCCAGCGGTCATGGAGTCACCATCTGTACGTCCCTGTGTAGCGGTCACTCTACTGGCTCGTGGTCGTGTGCCAGTTTGAGCAGAAGCGCGACCAGTACGGACAGGTTCTGCGATTCCAGGAAGGATTTCAAGCCGGCCTCGCGATCGGCAGACATGGCGCCAATCGTCGGCCGAGTCGACACGCCCTCGCGACGTTCAGTCCCTGGCGATCCCACGAAATCCGCGGCAATCCCACCCCCGGTGTACCCCTCGGTGTACCCCCGAAGCCCAACAAAGAAAAAGGGTTAGCTCCTTGTGAGAGCTAACCCTTTGATTTCATTTGGTGCGGCTGGCAGGATTCGAACCCACGACCCCTTGGTTCGTAGATTTCCAGCCGCCCCTAAGTTGTTGATTTTCAATCAGAGCAGGCCGTCCGTTCCAGAATCTTCTGCTCTGGTCTGCCCGGGCCCGGTGACGCCAGTCCCCGGAAAGTCCCCGCGCCGCGCCGCTACGGGGCAGGCACCGCCGGCGCGCCGAACACGACGCGATACGGCGTGCCAAGCTCAAGCACCTCGCCGAGCTGGTGGATGCTAACGACCGCGGGCTTCCGAAGCCGAAGCTCGCTGAAGACGCGCCCGGTCGGGGATTGGTGCGTCATCAGCCACCGCAGCCTGGAAAGCTTCGCGGCACCGGCGTCCCCACGTGGGGCTTCCGACACCCGCACGCCGAGATCCAGGTCGCCCAGCACCGGCTTGTCGCCGAGGTAGGAGCCGAACACCACGATGCAATCGACGCGCGCCTGAAATTCCTCCGGGTGGTCGTTGATGTGGCGAGCCTTCGATACCACTCGCGCGAGAAGCGCTTCGGCCGCGGAGCGTGTGAGGCCCTCGCTGATCTTGGAGGCCGCCAGCTGGTTGAACTTCGCGGTGCCCGTGTACGTGCCGGCCGCGGCCTGCTGGAAGAAGCCATCGCACACCATCGCCTGCAGGACGTCCGCCGCCTCGTCGACCGGGGCGCCCAGCGCGCGGCTGAACCCATCGAGCGAGAAAGGCTCCTCTTTCTCGCGGAGTTGGCGCGCGCAATCCACCAGGATCTCCGGTGCCACCCCGAACACCAACTCGCCAGGCCGCAGGTTCACGCGACTTCCTCTGCGTACGTCGGATGGAGCTCCACCCACGACCCGTCGAGCATCCTGCGGGTGATCACGCCAGCGTCGATCGCCATGCCCCCGGGGCGCTCCCCGATGCTTCCGTCCTTCCGAAGTCGACGCCCCTCCAAGTCCCACATCCACCGGTGTCCCTGGTACGTGAAGCCGAAGTGGACGCTGGCCGAGAGGAGCTGGAACCGATCTTCGTGGCCGCCGTCTCGCTGAACGTGCACCACCATGTACCTCTTCAGACCCAATTGCCGCGCGAGAACGCCGTCGACAAGCGATTCGAGTTCGCCTTCCGCGACGCTGATGTCTATGGAAAGCGCACGCTCCTTGCCGGGGCCGAGATCTTTCCCGGAATTCGTGCTGCGCCAGCGCTCACGCAGGCGTGCAACCTTCCGTGTCAGCTTCGTCGCGAGCACCAGCTCCGACGGCAACATCATCCTCAGCGGCGAGAGATTGCCCAAGTCGATCTGCACGGGTTACCACCTCCGGCGGACCTAGTGTATAGGTGCCGGGCAGCAACAGCCTGAATGTCCTGGCGGCGTCTCCTCAGGTGCGGTAGGGTGCACCATGAATACAGCGTTCCTCCTCATGGCGCAGTACAACGGCCGGGCGGTGATCCCGGTCGAAGAGGTCTGTCGCGACTACTTCTACCATCTCAGCCTCGACAAGTTCGTCCGGAAGGTCTCCACGGGCAGGATCCGCCTGCCGATGGTGCGCATGGAAACCAGCCAGAAGGCCGCTAGGGGGGGTGCACCTGATGGACTTGGCGGCGTATTTGGACAAGCAGCGAGCGGCCGGTGTGAAGGAGCTCGAACAGATCATCCGTGGTACCGGGGTCTAGGCCGGCACACGCCTGGCATGAGGGGCGCTTGGCGGACGCGTAGACGCAGATTCACGCGGGCGAAAGAGTTATGCACAGCATTCCCCCAGACCTGTCACTGGATGCATGTGCAGTACATGACTAGAATCAGCCCAGCCAAAGAAAACCCACCCTTGCGGGTGGGGGTTCGAGGCAAAGTCCCCGCTGCGCCTCTCCGGCAAGATTGAACGCAGTGGAACCTGTAAACGCGTGGGGAATTCTACGAGCCGAACCAATACCTTTCCTGACGGCGCAGGAAAACCCTATGCACCAATTCCCTAAGGGGGTTGTGCAGTGCTAGAGAAGTCACAAGCGGATCGCCACATCGTTCTCAAGTACGAGGGGCACGCGATCACCTACCGCGACGACGGCTGGTTCAACGCGACGGAGGCTGCAGCGAGATTCGGCAGAAAGCCGAATGACTGGCTGCGGCTCCCCGGAACGGATGACTATTTAAGCGCTCTATGTCGACAGCTTAGAAGCGAGAAAATCTCGCTTCTAAGGGTCATCCGCGGTGGACGCCACCGGCGCGATGGCACGTGGTTTCATCCGAAACTCGCGGTTCCGTTCGCGCGCTGGTTGGACGAGGACTTCGGCGTCTGGTGCGACCTCCAGATCGACGAGCTGATCCGCGGAAGCCAGGACTGGCACCGTCTGCGGCACGAGGCGGCCGCTTCGTATAAGGTGATGTCCCAGATGCTCAAGGAAGCCCGTGAACACACGGGGAAAGCTTGCGGGGTCCACCACTACATGAACGAGGCCAAGCTGGTGAACTGGGCCCTCCAGGGCGAGTTCTGCGGCCTCGATCGGGACGCGTTGAGCATACCGGAGCTTGACCTGCTCGCCGCCCTCGAGGTGCGCAATACGCTGCTGCTCGCACAGGGTATGGAGTACACCAAGCGCAAATCGTTGCTCGATACGCTCGCGCGTGAGTGGAGGGCGACCAACACGCCTTGCGTCGAGAATGCGACATCCGCACCCCTCCGCTTGTGATGATGATGCGGTTGATGCGGCCCTCCACCGTCTGGTCGTCGGTCACGTTCCAGGGCGTGGGGTTTTCCATCTGCGCCGACTGCGCGCCCACGATGGCGGTGGACCTGGGCTCGGCGGCCGCGGGCTGTGCGGCGGCCGGCGAAAGCATCGCGCTGGAGACGATGCCGGTGGTGGACGGCGCAGCTGGTTGCTGCCCCTGCAGGGTGTCCTTCAGGGGATCGTAGGGGGTGGTTGCCATGGGTGGTCCTTCAGGATTCGGTCATGTCGGCGCGGGCTCGGCAGCGGCGGGTCAGGCCAGCCAGCACGCGGCCACCGGCCTTGTTCCAGCGCAGGTGCTGCGCGGCCGCATCGTCCCACTCGCGTGCATTCACCTTGCGGCGCAGGGTGCTGGCCGCGAGGTTGCCTTCGCCCAGGTTGAAGGCGAAGTCGATGAGCGCGGCCACGCGCGGCAGGCTGTCGGCGCCCGGGCACTGCCGCATGACGGCCGGCAGGAACCGGCGCTGGATCTGCCAGCGCAGCAGCACTTCGGCGCGCTCGCGCGCGATCGGAGCGTCCTTGAGCGTCACGCGGGTGCCGTCCTCGTAGAAGGTGGCGCCGTAGCCGATGGTGGGCACGCCGGCCGGGCAGAGGTAGGGGTGCGAGTAGAACCCCTCGAACCTGCGGCATAAGGCTGCTGCGAGCCCGATGGCGTCCATTACTTCCCTCGCTTCGCGAGAGCGCGGTCGGCGAGGTACAGGCCCAGGGCCGCGAAACACACGCTCGCCGTTGCCTCGGTCAGCGTGATCCACTTCAGCGCCTCAGCCGACAGCATCACGACGGCCCACGTGGCCACCATCGGCCGGATGGTCTGGTTCCAGGCGTCCACCCACTTGATCCCGGTGGCGCGGCCGGTCGCCTTGACCGCCTCGAGCCAGGCATTCGCCTCCACCTCGCCGATGGCTTGCTCGCCCTGAGTGCGGATCACCTGCACCTGTAGTTGGGCCTGCAGCTGGATGGCGGCGCGTTCGCGCTCGGCGCGGCGGTCTTCCAGATCGGCCTGCAGCTTCATGCGCTCCAGTTCCTGCGCGTGCTCCTGGCGCTTGTTCAGGAACGCGGCGATCTCGCCCCACAGCATGCGGAAGACCGAGCCACCGAGAAATGAGAGGATGGCAGAGAGCATGGATTCACCCCTTCGTGATTGCGGTCCAGATCACCTTGGCGAGCGCCCAGCCGCCCACCCAGTAGGCGAAGGCCAGCAGGATGACGACCATCGAGCCCCACTTCAGCAGGCCGCGCAGGCCGGAGAGCACGAGGTCGCCAGCGCCGTCCCTGAGGCGCTTTTTCGCCTGTTTCTGCGCGACCTCGAAGCCCTTCGCCCAGAAGCGCTCCATCGCTTCTTCCGACACCGCGGCCAGGATCGCTGGAGCGGCGGCGGCCACGCCCTCTGCCACAGCGACGCGCATCTCATCGCGCAGTAGCCCCGCGAGCAGTACACGGGACTCGTCGGTGATGGCCTGCTGGCCGGCGTTGATCGCTGCACTCGCCTTGAGCGCAGCGCCTGCTTGTTCCTCGGCGGCTGTTGTCATTCATGTTCCTTCTGCTCTGTGAGAAGCGCCCGCGCCTCATCGGGCGTGATGTCGAGTCGATAGATGGTGGCCAGTGCCGTCGCGAATGCCTCCAGCCGGTGCGGCTGCATGGCGAGTTGCACGCGGTAGGCCTCCAGCTCCGCGTCGAGCCTGAACGCTTCGTCGGTGAGGTAGCGCCACCACCACCATGCGAACCAACCAGTGGCGCGCTGCTGGCGGGCGTGCACCTCTTCGTGCGCAATCAGCGCTGCGTCTGCGGCCCGCTGCGGAACGACCAGGATCAGCCACGGGCACACCGTCAGCGCCTGCGCGCCGAACCATGCAGGAATGCTGGAGGCGATGACCTTCATGCGCTGCATCACAGCGCCTTCATCTGCGCCGGTCGCAGCACGCCACCGAACGCAAAGGCGCGCGAGACCGCGACCGCTGAAGTCAGGCCGCCGATGCGGAAGTAGTGCAGGCTGTAGGTGGGGCTGACAGCGAGTTGCACGCCGCGATTGGCCACACTCACCCCATCGACGAAGATCTCGCCCGTGTCGGCGTGTCGGGTGACGTAGCCCATGCGCTGGAAGTCCACATACGTCGCGTAATCGACGTTCGTTCCGCCCGCCGAGGTGTACCCGTTCTGTCGGTAGCCGACGGTGTTGCCGGCCTGGATGATGCCGGGGCCGCTCGGCCCGGAGAGGGTCGTCGCGTTGTCCACGATGGCCATGGTCTGCCGCAGTGCTGCGTTCGTCGCGCGCGACTCGCTCAGGATCGTGGTCTCCGGCGACACGAGTCCGCGGCTGATGGTGGAGATTTGCGCGTCGCCAGCGCAGATGATGCAATTCGTCCGCCCGCCGGAAGTCCCGGCCGTCACGGTGCCCGTACTGAGCGTGGGCGTCATGTCGCCCGAGGCGCCCAGCACGCTGTACCACTTCGACACGTTGGCGCCGGAGAGCTTCACTCCCGAATCCTTGTCCCCGTAGAACCACACGCGGGTGCGGTCCACATTGGAGGCGTAGAGGTTGGCGATCAGCTCCAGCACCACATTGCTGTCGTTGACGGTGCCGCCATCGGCCACCACACGGGCAATGTGCGTCGCCGCGTCCTTTTCAATCTGACTCCAGTCGAGGGACGCCTTGTTGGACTTGATATTGATGGACATGCCGTTACCCCATGTAGGCGGAAATGCTCACCAGAGAGCCGAGGATGGTGTCGGTCGAAACGGTCGCGCCATCGGAGTAAAGGCAGAACACGTCATTCGGTCCGAAGTTCGTCAGGTCGCTGTACTCCGCGCCGCGCCCCGGATTGAGGACCTTGCTGTATGGGAAGGAGTCCTGCCACGGCTCGCCGCCGTCGTAGGAGACTAGTAGCGTCATGTCCTTGCGCTGCGTTGCATGCGTCGGGTGCGTCACAACCAACTTGCGCGTGCTGGTGTCCCAATCGCTCTCGCATTGATGCAGTCCGGTCTGGATGGTGAAGGACTCGCCCAGCATCCGCACCGTGGGATTGGTCGATTTCGCGTACACGCCTGAGTCGAGAACCTTCAGCGTCGTCGCGTCCACCCGCGCGAAGCGCTTGCCGGTGGAGGTGGCTCGGAACACCCACAGCAACTCTCCATTGCGCAGGTCCGCGATTTGCGCCTCGTTGGGAGAATCGAGTTGGTGCATCGGCCCAGCCGACCAAGTAGCGCCGCCGTCGTCGCTGTAGACCATAAACGTGCGGTTCACGAAAGCCGAGTCGATGCGGTAGCCCGGGAAGATGATTCGACCACTGGCCAGTTGGATACCGTGGCCGGGGCCGATCAGGTATCCACTTGTCGCGGAGAACATGGCATCGAGGGTAGCCGTCATGTCCGTGGCTGCAGACCAAGTAGCCCCACCGTCGTCGCTGTACCTCAGGTGCGGACCGAAATAATCGTAGAAGTCCGCGACTGTGTTGTTGAACTTCCCCAGCGTCGAATACCAGCACAGAAGCCGCCCGGCATGCGCGCCGGTCTTGAGGTAGCCGATGCAGCCGTTGTAGCAACCGAGCGAGGTTTCTGCGGTAAGCACCACGCCAGCGCCAGTGAGTCCCGTCGACGCGGAAAAGTCCGGAGTCGGAAGCGTCGGGGATGCGCCAACATACTCGCCCGCCCTGGTGACGGTGAACGCTGTCAGCGCCCCGCCAGACACGGTGAAGGTGGCAATAGGGTTGGTCGTGAAGTTCCCGCCCGACCAGGCAACGGTGAACGTCCCATCCGTCCCGCCGGAGCCGCTCGTGATCGCGCCGACGCCGGTCTGCACAAGACCATATGGAACCTCGGCCGCGATTTCCACGACACTCCCCAGGCTGACCGTCCTCGTCACCTTGTCATAGGTCACGGTGCGGCCGACTACTCGCTTGAGCGATGCATCACCGCTGCCGCCACCTGGGAGGTTGCGGTTCTCGCAGATCGCCCACGCCGTAGTCTTGCCGGTGCGGATGATGCCGGGCGCGAAGGCCGTTCCACTCGCGCCGCCGCCGAAGCTGAAGACGGTAGTCGTCACCATGTCGGCGTCGCGGCTCGTCTCCGCAATGCGCTGATCGCGCTGCTGATACGACGATGGAGCGTAGGCCTGAAGGTCGCTGATCGCCTTCTGAACACTGGTGGTCATCCCTGCGAGATAGCGATTGCCGGACTTTCCGACCATCTCCACGTACTTCCCGGCCGAATCGGTCAACCCCATCGCCGCAGCCATCGCATTGGGGGAGATGACGGTAGTGCTTGGCGTTCGCTTTCCGGTATCCGTGGGGCTAACAGCGCCCTTTTGCCACAGCTCGTAGATCTCATCGGATGCCGCCGAGATGACGTAGAAGTAGTCGCCTGAGACCAGCGTTCCGTCCGACTGGCCCGCGGCCGAATTGGCCTTCACGCGACCGGCGGCGTACGACTGGTCGCGTGCGGATTCCGAGCCGGCTTGGGCCGCCTCGGCGGCACCTTGAGCGGTCAACGATGCGTTACGCGCATCTTCGGCGGCTTGCGCGAACGGCGCTGCTGCATCGGCCGCCGCCGCAGCGACGTTGCTGATGGTGCCCGACCAGTTCGAGACGTAGAACACCTGCCGATTGGTGGAGTCCAGCACCAGGACGGAGCAACTGCCGTCCGCCCACACGTTTGTAGGCCCCCCGTTGCGGCGCAGAAAACCTCCCGTCGTGCGCAGTGGTTGGGGCGCGTCGACGGTCATGCCTTCGTCGTAGAAGACATCCTTAGGGTACTGCCGTGGGTCCTGGCCCGGCTCCCCGAAGTAGACGTAGCCGTTCGAAAGCGGCTGGCCATCCAGACCGATGAAGGTCGGGAATGGGCTGACGAGGGTCTGTACGGTCATGTTCGTCTTCTCAGTGGACGGTGCGGCTTTCGGGCATCTGGTTTGCCGGCGAGGTGTTCTTCGGCACGACGCTCTTGGGTGCCTTCACCTTCTTTGGTTCAGCCTTGCCGAGAGCAGCCAGCACGCGCTGGCGGATGGCGCGGTCGCGGACGTACTTCGTGCCCAGGCGGATCGTGGAAAGCACCGGCACCGGCAACCCTGTGAGCCCCCCGGTGGCGCCGGCCTCGGCGATGGCGGCCAGGATCACGCTCGCGGTGTTGGAGGTGTTCAGCGCGCCCGGCGGCACGGTGGTGACGACCTTGGCGATCTCGTTGATGTCGCGCACCATCTGCGCGCGCTGCTTGCCCAGCACGAATTCGAGGCGCTGGTCAACGTCCAGCGCGCGGATCGCCTGCTGCAGCTTCGCCGCGGAGAAGATCGAGTTCCCGGCGATGTCCGAGCCCACGCCCTTGGTCGCTTCGTCCAACAGGTGCCGCAGGGTCTGCCCCTGCAGCTCGCGCCAGGCTTGGTGCCCCTCTTCGCCGCCGGCGATCTGCAGCGTGCGGCGCAGCATCGAGAGGTCGTCCCGCGAGCCGCTGAGGATCGTGCGGCGGAACACGTCTTCCAACGCCACCTGGCGGTCGGCGGTGCCGCGGCGCGTACGCATCAGATCGCGCACGACAGCGTTGTTCTCGAACAGCTGGGCGTAGCGCTGGCGCGCCCGGCGCGCATCGCGGTACAGGTCGCCGCCCATGCCTTCGGTGGCTTGGTCGATCAACTCCTTGATCTGCGCTCCCGCGCGCATGTTGGTCGCGTTTTCCGGCGCCGCGTCGATGGCGTTGTTCATCTGACGGCGCAGCAGTTCCATGTTGTTCAAGGAAAGCTGCTGCGGGAACCCGCCGCCGTTGGCCTCCTGCCATTCGCGGGAGATGCGCGCCATCGCACCCGCGTGGCCGCCCTCGGACTTCATGTACTGGCCCATGCGCTCGCCGACGAAGTCGGTCCACGCCTGCTTCGGAGCGCCCTGCTTGTCCAGGGCGCCGAGCCGCACAAGTTCCCGCTCCAGCAGGCCGAGGGCCCCGCCCGCGAGGTTGCCCTGGTTCAGCGAGGCGTTGTCCTGCAGGAACTGCACCAGTGGCGCGGTGGACACCGGCTGCTCCATCTCACCGGCCCGGCGCGCGGCTTGGTACTGCGCGCGGTACTGGGCCCGCAGACGCGCGGCCGCGGGGACGAGGCCGTTGTCCACCACCGCGCGGCCGGCTTCGATCACGTTCGGCGCCTGCGCACCGGTGCTGTCGATCAGGGCTTCGAAGTTCTGCGCGAGCTGCACGTTCTGCTTGGCCGCGTTCTCGCGCAGGGGCTGACCGAGCTCGCCCTTGGCCGTCTCACCCTCGAAGCGCAGTTGCTGGTGGTTGCGCGTGGCCTGGCCGGTGGTGAGCTCCATCGGCACCGGCAGCTGCTGCGCGGTGGCGCGGCGCATGGCGGCCGGCGACGTGCCGGCGGCGCCGACGGAATCCATCGCGCCGGTCGCCTCGGGCTCTTCGGAGGCCCCCAGCAGCTTCTGCGTGGCCTTGCTGGTCATGGAGACGGCCTGTTGCCGCAGCGCGGCCGCCGCTTGCGCAACCTGCGACGCGCCCTCACCGGCTGCCGCGCCGCCGGCGCGCGCCGCCGCTTCGGCCGCCGGCGCAGCACCGGCCGCGGCGCGCGTGGCGCTCGCCAGTTCGCCCGTGAGCGGCCCGAGCGGGATCACCTCCTGCATGCCCTTGCCGATCGTCTCGACGGCCTCTTGGACGGCCGGAGACTTCGGCTTGTAGGTCAGCAGCTCCGCGCCCTGCGCGGCGCGGCGCTCCACGTTCGCGGCGGCCTCCGGCGTGCCGCCCTGGCCGGCGACCGCGTTTTCCACCATGCCCTGCACCGTGCCGCTCACCATGCCGGCGGCGCCCGCCGTGAGGCCGGTGCCGACAGTCAGCGCCGTCTCGGTGGCGTCCTTCACCGATTGCACGGGGTTCAGCACGGTCTGCGCCGTCAGCGCCGCCGCGGCCTTGAGTTTCTCCAGCACCGTCTTGGGCTGTTGCTGCCCCCGCGGCTGCGCCGGCACCGGGCCGTCCTGCCCGGGGATCTGGTCGGCCGCGCTCTGGCCCTTCAACGGAGCGCCGGAGAGGTAGGCGATCAACTCGCTGTCGCTGTAGCCCGCCTTGCGCGCTCCGTCGGCGTCGAATTCGCGGGACGCGGCCAGGTGCGCCGCGATCTCCGCGTCCGTGTATCCGGCCTTGCGGGCGCCCTCGACGTCGAACATCACTTCTTCTCGAAGGACGACAGGGGCGGGCGCGCACCCGGGGCGGCCGGCGTGTCGGGCTTGCCGAGCGGAACGCCGGTGGCGCGCGACAGGTTCTCACGGCCCTTCTTCAGCAGGCGCGCGGCCTCGTCCAGGTTGGCGCGGAACTGCTTTTCGGACTGCGTGCGCGACAGGTTCTGCAGCGCCGCCTGCAGCTTCTCGCCCTCGGCGTTGGACAGCGCGCCCATGCCCTTGATGTTCGGGATCTGGGCGAGGAAGGCTTGCGAGCTGAGGGTTTCGATCAGCGCGATGGCGTCGGCACTGTCGTCGCTCGTTAGAGCCGGCATGCGCCCCTCCACGGCCCCCAGAACGGCATCGAGGCGCGGATTCTTCTTGATCCGCTCCACCGTGTTGAGCATGTTGTCGATGTTGGTCGCGCCGGCCTCCGCGGTCGCCACCTTCTCGCGCACCTTGTCCGCCAGCTTCCCCTCGGTCTCCTGGATCTTCAATTCCAGATCGTGCCGCTTGAGGTCGTTGTCGGTGCGCTTCAGCGCCACCTCCATCGCGCGCAGGCGGGTGTTCTCTTTGTCGTTGGAGATGTCGGCTTGGACCTTCTTGATGTCCCAGCCTTTCTTCTCGAGGTCGAGCAGCACTTTCTGGTGTGCGTACTTCGCCTCTTCGGTCTTCACGACCGCGTCGGCCTGCGCCGCGCTCGCGTCGGCCGCGCCCTTCTTGACCAGATCCGGCTGCAGTTCGGCCGCCCGCTGCTCGCCGCCGATCTTGGCGTAGGCTTCCGCGAACTTGTCCGGCCCCATCGAGGCCGCCAGGCTCATGCCGAGGATCGAACGAGCCGTCGCGGGCGATTTCTCGTTCATGTCGATCAGCATCTGGTAGTGCTGCGCGTCGCCCGGGTCGCTCTTGGCGCGCTCTTCCAGCATCGATCGGAACAGGTCGTTGTTGCCGGCGAGGTTCGCGGAGAACAGGCGCGACTGGAAGTTCAGCAGGTTCTGGCGCTGCCCCTCCTCCAGCGTCTTGGACGCCTTCGACAGGTTCTCCGCGAGCGCGGGGTACTGCGTCATCAGCCGCGCGTAGTCCTGCGGCGTGGCGTTCGGGTTCATCGCCACGCGCTGCAAATCGGCGCGCTGCTGCAGGGCCTGTTGCTGCTGGATCTGCGCGGCCTGCAGCGCCAGTTGCCGGTCCTGTGCCTGCTGCTGGATCTGGCCGAGGAAGGCGCTGTTCTTGATCCCGCCCAGGATCGCGGCAGAGGGATCGGTGAAAGCGAAGTTGACCGGATCCATCAGAAAAGCCTCGGGGTGGTGAAGCCCTGCACGACACCGGATCCGAAGCCCATGCCGGACGTGAGATTGACGGGGGGCGCAGCCTGGCCGGCCTGTTGCCCTGCGAAGAAGCCGCCCAGGCCGCCGATGGCGTTGGTGATCGCGTTGTTTCCGGCCACGATGCCGCCCGCGTTGGCCGCACCCTGCTGCCCGAGCAGGTTGGCGACGTTCGTGCCGGTGTTCATGGCCGCCGTGCCGGTTCCGGCCGCCGCGTTTTGCCCCATGCTCGCCACCGGCATGTAGCGCGAGAGTTGTTGCTGCGCGAGGCTGTTCAGGAGGTTCGTGCGCTGGTCGGCCAGGGCTGCCTGCACATTGCCGCCGCGAAGCCCGCCGGTCGCCGCCGCGTTCTGCAGGATCGCGTTCTCTCCGGACTTGGTGAGGCTGGCGAACTGCGGCGAGGCCTCCAGCGCCGCCATGGCCGCGCGCTGGGCGTCGGGACCGTTGGCGCCGCTCAAGTCCTGGTACGCGCCGAGGCTGGTGTTGCCGGCGGTGACGTAGGGCGCCAGCAGGCCGCGCACGGCATCGAACTGGCGGCGCTGTTCGTCGATGCCCGCCTGCGCCGCGCCGGCCAGCGCATCGGCCGCGTCGCCTGCGGCGTTCGCCTGCATCGCGCCGCCGATCAACTGCGCTGCCGGTGTGATGAGGGACGACCAGCCGCCCAGGCTCGGGACCGTGGAGGCCCCGCCCAACGCCTTCGGGATCGCGCCCGCTGCCCCCGCGGCGCCGGCCGGGAGCAGTTCCGCGCCTGTCATCCCCGCCATGTCGGCCGCGGTCGCCGGGGCGAAGGCGCCGGACCCGCCGGCGATGGAGCCGTCCGCGCCCATCGTCAGGCCGCCGCCGAGGTCTGTCACGCCAGCGCCCAGAGCAGCGCCGCCACCGGCCGCCGCGCCGAAGCCGGCCAGGGCCGCATCAAGCCCCCCGACGCCCGTGCCGAACGCCGTTGCACCGGTCCCGAGCGCGCCCGCTCCGGTGCTGAAACCGGCGCCCGCCGGGACCATGCCGGAGCCAGCAAGGCCCGTCAGGCTCGGAGCGGCACCGCCTGCAGCACCTCCTGCGCCAGCAGCACCGGCGCCGCCCGCCGCGCCCGCCCCGGCAATCGCAGCACCGAACGCGGGAAGCATGATGGCCGCGCCGGTTATGAAGTCCCGCACGCCTCCGTCCGACTTGTGCCAGCCCTGCTCCGTCGAGCTGCCAAGGAAGCCGCCGTTAGCGTCGTAGCGGAAACCGGGAAGGCCGTTGAGCGCCTCTCGCGCGTTGCTCTGCGCGCTTCCGAGGTACGCCTTGCCGTTGGGGATGACGCGGAAGCCGCCACCCTCTTCCGGATAGATCAGGCTACCGGTGCCTGGATCAAAGACTGGTTGCGCCCCACCATAGAAGTTCTGTTCCCCGCCCGGGTCTCGGTTCTGGTACGCGAGCGCATTACGGAAGAAGGCGGCCCACTCCGGCGGCAAGGCAGAGCCGAGATCGAACGCGGTCGTCGGCCTCCGGGGCGCAGCGGCATACTGCGGTCCGGCGTTGCCTGAAAAGATGTCGATGAAGTCGCCGGCCATGGAACCCCTGCACCTCGGTGCGACAAGGGCCTGCCGATGCGCGAGTCAGGAGGACCGCTGGTTGACACGATGCGGCGCGGGGCCGCTGGTCTGCGCGAGGGGGATTGTGGAAGCGTGCCTAGCCAGCGCAAAGCCGGCGTAGGCGAACCCTTTTCGGACTTAGGCGATGCGGTAGACCGTGAAGGTGTTCGCCGCGGTCTTGCGCACGCGAAACCGCGCAGAGGCGCCGGCCGCCACGGCCATCGCGCCCACCAGCGTGAGGCCCGCTGCCGTGGTGACGGTCGCGATGCCGCTGCCGGTGTTGACGACGGCGAAGTCGAAGGCGCGATCCGCTGCGAGACCGGCGAGGACGCCTGCTTCGATGTTCGCCCCGGTTGGAAGCGTGAGCGCGGCCGCAGCCCCGGTGTACTCGATGATGCCGGTCAGCAGCTCGCCGATGGTGAGCGTCGCCGCGGCGGCCTTCGTGGTCGGCGCGCCCTGCTCGCGGTACGTCATCCCAAGCAGCTTCGTGTCCGTCAGGTCCGGGGCCTGGGAGAACACCAGCGTTCCGGTGCCCTCTTCGTCCGTCACCGCCGCCGCGAGGTTGGCCGAGGTGGGGGCCCCCAGGAACGCCACCGCTGCAGCCGCTGGTGTCGTGCCGTTGATCTTGGAGACGATGACAGCTCCCGTGCTGGTCACCGACGCGTCGCCGGACAGGCTCACCGGAGCGTAGGCCGTTCCGCCAGCATTGCCGACCAGCACTTGCCCCGCGCTCGGCGCCGTGTTCGGCACGACGACCGCCTTCGTCTGCGCATCGTTCGTGACGTCTCCGAGGCCGATGCCGGCCGGTGTGAAGGCAGCGCCGGCCGACTTCACCAGTCTGCCTGTCACCCCGTCGAACAGCACCACGTGCCCATCGACCGCCGACGCCGGCCCGATCACGGCGCCGTCGATGTTGGCCTGCGCGATGGTCCATTGCGCGCCCACCGCGGCCTGGTTGCCTGCTGCGGTGCCGTCGGTGAGACACAGCAGGATGTCGCCAGCCTCCACGTTCACGCCCGCGGCGCCGCCGATCTTGCCGGCCACGCTGACCCGGTAGGTGTGGCCGCGGTCGGCCGCCGGATAGTTCGGGTTCGTGGAACAGTCGACGGTGCCCTTGAACACCATGGCGTCCTGCGCGGCCAGCAGCTGGTCCGCGTAGGTCTTGATCGCCTTCTGGCTCGGCACGCGCGTGTCGCTGTTGGCTGCCAGCGTGCCGTCGGTGTCCAGCGCCGCGGTGGCCGCCGTGCCCAGTCCGAGCGTCGTGCGCGCGGCGGCCGCGTCCGGATCGTCTACGAGATTTCGCCCGTACGCGCTGAAGCCGGTCACTGCGAAGGCGTTGACGCCGGTCAAGTAGATCAGGGCGTCTGGGGTCGTGGCCACGGCGGCCAGCGCGGTCAGCAGCGCATGCAGAGGCTGCTTTCCTGCTTGGAGCTCCAGCAGCCCGGCCTGCACGGTGTTCGACACCATGCCGCCGCCCGGCGTGAAGCCGATGGCGCTGGCCTGGTGCGCGTCGTCGGTGTCCGCAATGTGCGCGTCGAGATTCGCCTGGACGCCCTCGGAATCCGCCGGCAGGGTCGTGCTGATGGCGTAGATCAGGTCTTCGATCAGCCGCGCCAGCTTGTCGGACTTGAAGGCCGCCAGCAGTTCGGCGCGCGAGATCTGTCGCAGCGTCGGGGTATCAGGCACCCAGCGCCTCCAACGTCGCCTCCAGCCGCAGCCAGGAGATCGGCGTCTTGTTCGCGCCGCGGAAGCGCTCGCCGCGCATGCGCCGCATCTTGCCGACTCGCCGCCACTGCACGCGGATCGCCGTGTCGCCGGCCTTGCCGATGCGGGTCGTGCGCTCCTGGCTCCAGCTCAAGCCGTCTTCGGTGTAGGCGTGGAACACGGTCGGATCATCGCCCGCCGGCGCGCGCCCGGTGGTCCCGATCAGCTCCAGCGCCCACACGATGGCGCCTTGGGCCTGGTTGTACAGCCACATGGTGTCGAACTGCCAGCCGGCGACCTCGCCGTACTGCGTGCTCACGCTGGCATCGACATAACCGATGCGGCCATCCGCCGTGTCGCCGCAGATCCACCTGCCGTAGCACCAGACGAAGTTGCGGGCCCGGTAGGCGTTGATCCCGCTCACCCCAGTGGACAGGAAGACCCAGATCGGCTCTTGCGCGGTCATGGAGGCTGCGAGGTCGTAGACCAGCGTTTCGCCCGGAAGATGCACCATCAGGTGCTGGTGCGCCTCGTCGGCGCGCGCCTCCAGCAGCGCGGTGGCCAGTTGCGCCTCGGAGTAGGCCTTCAGGCGCATCTCCACCTCGCGCGTCGCGATTTTCGTCGGCTTGCCGCCGTCCACGATGTAGACGCTGCAGGGCTCGTTCCTGCCGCTGCCGAGAAACGCCAGCGTGTCGGCAAACCGCGTCTTGGCGTGGGTGCCGACAGCGCCCTTCTCCATGAGCGCTGAAGGGACGCGTTGAAACGGGAACCCTGTGCCGCCCACGTTCTGGAAGGTCTCGATGGTGTAGCGGTTGACCGCCAGCACCTCGTCGCGCAGCTTGAAGACGCCCTTGATCGGGTCCGGGTCCACCTCGCTGCTGCCGTATTTCAGCGGGTCGATGCTGAAAGGATTGTTCAGCTCCGTCACGATCAGGAAGGTGCCGTCCGTGAACAGGTAGTACCCGTCCACCCAGATGCCATCGATCACGGTCCCCAGGTCGGGATCCGTGATCTGCGTGTTCGAGGTTCCGTCGCGCAGCCAGGCCTTGCCGTCACCGACCGTGAGCAGGTAGGTGGGTCCGTAGTCCATGGAGACCTGACCGGTGCCGGTGATGTCGCCCTTGTCCGTCGTGGTGCCGTCGCTCGCGACGCTCAAGAGCTTCGCGCCGGAGACGCGGTACAGCGTGCCGGCCCAGTTGATCGCGCCGCGGTCGACGCCGACGCCGGTTGCGAACGAAGAGAGGCCGGGTACCGTGCGCAGGTAGCCCTTGGACACGCCGGTGTCCTTCGGGACCGGGATGAGGTTGACCGGGTAGGTGGTGCGCAGGTCGGCCTGGGCGTCGCTGCTGATGCCGCTCAGAAGCGAGATGGACGCCACGTCAGTACTCCGTCGCGCCGTCGTTCAGGCCCTGCACCTCGTCGCCCGGGTCGGGGAAATACTGGGGGTTGAGCACACCGACGCGGTTGCCTGTGCCCACGGGCAGCGCCGGGTTGCGCGCGGCCACCGGGCGCACGCCGCGCGCGGTGTAGAGCGCGTTCCACGCCGCGCGCGCGCCGCTCCTGGTGCTCTGGCTCGGTTCCTTGCCGAAATTCGGGGCCCAGCGCACTGCGAGGTTCAGGACGAAGGCGTTCTCGGCCGTGTCGGGGACGCCGGCCTGTGCCTCGATATCGTCGCCGAAGCTGTACCCGACGCGGATGCCGACGCCATCCCACTCGGCGGCCAACGCGTTCAGGCCATCCAGGCCTTCCTGCATCTCCTCCGGCGTGAGGTCGAACGCGCTGGTCACGCCGAAGGCGGCGGCCGCGCGCTCGATCAGCTTCCGCTTCGTGGCCACGATCAGCCGCCGACCTTCGCCTGGGCCTGTTCGCGCGTGAGGCCCGCCTCCACCACGTTGCCGGCCGCGTCCTGCAGCTCGTAGACGCCGCGGCCCTTGTGCACCGCGTGCAGTTGCACGGCGCCCGGATCGTCCACCAGGTCGGCCACGTTGGCGCCCTGGCCCTGCTGCGCCCGGTCGGCGTCGATCCAGTTCACGTGCCAGCCTTCGGCCTTCGCGGCCTCGACGTCTTCGGCCTCGACGATGGTGGTTTCGCACTTGACGCCCTCGAACTCCTGCGAGCCGGGGCAGCGGTAGAGCATGTGGCCGTTGTTCATGTGGGTTCTCAGAGTTGGAAGCCGTGCACGGCGCAGGCGGATGCGGTGTTGCCCGCGCCGAAGGACGGCACGTTGACGGTGATGGCCTGGTTGGCGGCGCTGGCCGGGATCGGCGGGTCGAACCTCACCAGCAGCGGCGCGATGCCCGATGTCGCGCCCGCGGGCACGGGCACGTTGAACGTCTCGGTGCCGCCGAGCAGCCCCGTGACGGTGACCGCGATCACCGAAGCCGCCGTGGCGCCGCCGCCGGTCAGCTCGAAGCCGGTGATGTGCGTCGTCTTGCCCGCCGCGGCGGCCAGCGCCGGGGCGATGGCGCTCGCCGCGCCTGTGGCCGCCGCATGCACCGGGGTTGCGCCGCCCGGGTACGGCGTGAGCGTGACCTGCTCCGCGAACGTGCCGTCGCCCAGGTCTCGGAAGCGCTTGATGATGTTGCCGAGGACCGATTTCAGGATGTCAGCCATGTCGTCCTCACGTTGCGGAGACAGTCGCGCCCAGCGCGATGCGCTTCCAGGCCGTGCCGTTCGAAAGCGCCAGGCACGGCTGGCCCGCGTCGCCGTTCGTGCAGTACACCAGGCGCCCGTCGTTGCCGGCAGCGGCCGGCAACTCCGCGACGGTGTACGCGGGCAGCGGCACGGGGGCGGCAGGGGCGGCTGGGTTCGCGGCGATGTAGTCCAGGATCTGCGCCCCGGACACCTTGCGCGGCTGGCTGTTGCCGGCGTCGTAGACCGGAAACAGCATCGAGGGGGAGAACGCGCTCGCCTCGGAGAGTTGGTTGATGCTGCTCATGATGGGAAACCGGGGCCCGAAGGTCCCGGTTCAGATCAGGCTTGGCCGAACAGCAGGATGCCGCAGCCTTCGGGTTGGGTCATGCCGACCCCGAAGCGGGTATCCACCCGGTACTTGATCTTCTTCGTGTTGATGTCGAAGAAGCGGTACATGATGATCTGGATACCCAGCTCGGTCGTACCCTGCACCGCAGCGGCGCCGTTGGACATCAGCTCGGAATCGAAGCCGTTGCGGCCCGGGAGCAGTTCGATGCAGTCCTCGCGCCAGAACGGGGCCACGTTGGCGGTCGTGGTGTTCAGGAACGTGATCGCCGCGCCGTTGGCCGGCGTGGTCGTGACGTTCGCGTACTCCTTCTCGGCCTGGGTGGTTCCGTCCGCGACGATGATCGGGGGGCTGATCGTCACAACGCCCGCGCCGCCCGCGCCGGACACGATGCCGGTGATCGTGAACGTCTTGAGCTGGCCCGTGTCGACCTTGGTGATGTGGTGCACCGCGTTGACGCCCGCGATGGTGAAGCGGTCGCCCACCTTGACCGTGCCGGACACGACGCCGATGGTCAGGTTCATGTAGCGGTTGTCCACGTTGCCCGTCTCACCCGTGGCTGCCGTGCTGGTCGCCTTCGGTACGTAGCGGCGGTTCGCGGCGGTCGCGTCGTTGATCGTCACCGTCACACCGGCCTTGGCGGCCAGGTTGTAGGTGTACCCCGCCTTGAAGGTCTCGAAGCCGGACACGTTGCCCACGTAGGCGCGCTCGTAGGCGCTGTTCACCTTCGGGTTGGCCGAGCTCTGCGGCTTGGCGAGATTGCCGGCGACCTTGTTGTAGTCGCGGGCGTGCAGCACGCACACGCGGCGGGCCGGGTCGTCCTCGGCGATCAGGCCCTGTTCCAGCATCAGGGCGTCTGCCAAGGAGATGTCGTCGTAGCCGGACGCGGCCGAGGTCTGCTTGACCACCAGCGTGCCCTGTTGGCCGACCACGTTGGCGACGGCCAGGTTGATGTCGCTGCCCAGGCGGGACATCGCGGACTTGAGCTTGCGGTCACGCTGCTGCGGGTCGTTCAGGTCGTCCGTGGTCATGTTCCACGGCACGGTCTTGTTGAAGCCGATGCCGATCGGGACCGAAAGCTGCGTCACGTCGGCGAAGGACGCCGAGATGTCCGTGCCGGCCGCGCCGTCGATGGACGTCGATACGTAGGGCTGCGGGCGCCAGATCTGCAGGTTCTGCGAGCGTTCCAGCACCACCGGATCGGCGTTGTAGACGGAGACGTTGCGGCCGAGGACGAGACCGTCATCGAAGCCGGCGAGCAGGTCGTCGAAGAAGACCAGCTCCTGCTTCGAGAACGCGGTGGCACCCGCGAAGCCGATCATGCCGGCGGAAACCGGGTCGACGAGGCCGAACTGGAACAGCGCGACCACGACCACGGCGAAGAGGACCATTCGGAAGTCCAGGGAAGCGAAAAGGCGTTTCATGATGGTTCGAACCTCACTTCTGTCCGGCGAGCCGCTGCTGACGGATGAACCGCGCGACCTTCGAGCGGTCGCCGGTCTTGTCGGCCTCGGCCTGCAGGCGTTCAAGGGTTGCCTTTGAGGTCGAGCCGGAACCGCCGCCGGTCATCGTCCGCTCGGGCGCTGGCTTGGTGCTGGTGCGCTTGGTCACTTTCACTTCCGTTTCGAGTTTTCCGATCGCCACAGCGAACTTCACCGGGTCCTTGATCGAGGCCAGCTCGGCGAGCTTCTTCGGGTTCTTGCCCAGCGCGTACACCACGAGGCCGGGGTTCGCGGCGCCGCTAGCCACGATGGACTGCTGCACCTCGGAGAACTGCGCCGCCACTTCGTCTTCGGCCTGCTGGAAGTCCTTGACCTTCAGCGCTTCCTTCGACTTGGCGTAGTTCGCCTGCACCACCTGCACCGCGCGTTGCTGCGCTTCCACCGCCTGGCGCTGCGCCGCCTGGGCTTCGGCGGTCTTGCGATCCGCTTCGGCCTTCTCGGCGTACCACTTGTCCAGGTCGGTCTGGAACGCCTCCGCATCGAACTCGTGGCCTTCGAGGGTGGGCTTGGCGCGCAGCTGCGGGACTTTCGGCTGCACGACCTGTTGGCCGCTCGCCAGCTGTTCCTGCGCTTTGCGCAGCTCCCGCGAGGTCTCGCGAAGCCGCTTGCGAAGGTCGGCAAAAACCGTCGATTCGCCTTCACCGGTCTCCGAGGTGGGGGGTTCCTCGCTGCCGATCGAGACGACGGTCTCTTCTTCCTCGCGGTCGCCACCTTCGCCGTCGCCGGCATCGTTGTCGACCTGGCCACCTTCCTCGCCTTTGTTCGCGCCGTCTTGCGGCTGGTCGTCTTCGAGGTCGGTTTCCTTCTCGGAATCGAGCACGTCCACTTCTTCGGCTTCACCCGTTTTCATTCAGACCCTTCCATCTCGGCCCCTTGACCGTGGCGCCGGCTTACGTTGGGGCGGATGATCGAAACGAGTGAGCGAATCGCGAAGGATTCGTAGGCGAAGTCTTTTCGGTCAGGCGTCGGGATTCAACAGGCGCTGCTTGCAGCGTTCCAGCAGCACAGCACGGTGCCGCCGTCCGCGTAGCTGGAGGCGAACACCTCGTTGCCGTCGTGATCCCAACCCATGATGACCACGCCGGCGAGCTCGCCTTTGTTGTTCTCCAAGATGCGATCGGCCGGCAGATCGAGCCGGGTAATGCCGGTGAAGGGGATGACCTTGGCGCTCACGCTGCCGCCGGCTCGTCCTGTTGCTGCATGCCCTGCATCGCCTGCTGCTGGCGCTGTGCGACCTGCAGGGCGGTGCTGTCCGCGTGCTTGCGCTCTTCCAGCAGCGAATCGGCCAGCGCCAGCACCTGGTCGATGCGCGCCATGTCGATCTTGACCAGCAGCGCCGCGGCGTTCGCCTCCGACTCCTTGGCCTTGGCCAGCGCCGCCTCGGTGTCCGCGCGCGCCTTGTCCGCCAGGGCGAGCGACTTCTTCGCCTCGGCCTGCAGGAACTCGGCCTGCGGGTCGGGCTTCTGGTTCGCCTTCGCGGCATCCAGTTCGGCGGCCTCTTCCTCGTTGGGCTTCGTCACGCCCAAGGCGACCATCTTCTTGCGCCAGTAGTCCTTCACGTCCTGCAGGCCTTCGCCTTCGAGGTTCTGGATCACGACCCCGGTCAGCACCGACTTGTCCTGCGGGTCTTCGACATACTGCATGACCCCCGTGAGCGCGCGGACGGTGCCATCGCGGCGAGTGGTGAAGCTCGGTCCGACATCGGCCGTCACCTTGAACTTCCCCGCCTTCGGGTCGTTCGTGTAGACGGTCTTTCCGTTGTCGTCCATCGGCTGGCGCAGCTTCGCGACCTCGTCGGAGCCGTCCAGCCCCACGATCCGCATCGGCCGGTCGTCCTCGTCGTACAGCTCTCGGGCCATCGACAGCCAGATTTCCCCCGCCCGGCGCATGGACTGCTTGAGGTTGTCCATGAAGATGAAATCGGCCATGTCCAAGCGGTTCTGGATCAGCTCGATGGCCTTGGCGCTGATGTTGGAAACGACTTCCTGCTGCTCGCCGTTCGCCCCGAGCATGTCCTGCAGGTCGGCACCCACGAGTTGGATCAGACCGGCCAGCGCGGGCGGGATGTTCGGCGCCTTGGTATAGCCCACCGGCTGCGGCGCCACCACGTTCCCGGCACCGTCGAACGTCTCGTTCACCAGCAGGTACGGGTAACGCTTGACGTTGTCCTCGGCCCACATGGCTTCGTGCCTGGCGATCTGCGCGGGCGTGAAGATGGGTTTTTCCTTCGGGCTGTCCGCTGCGATCTCCGCGAGCATGGACACCAGCATGTTGTAGAGGCGCTGGGTGTCGATCGCGAGGCGCACGCGACCCGACACGCGCTCCACGCCGTCAACGATCTGGCGCTTGGCGTAGTAGGGGACGATCGGGATGTGCTTGCCTGCGATGTAGCCGCAGTCCTCGATCACCCGGTTTCCGTCGATGATGTACTTGTGGACCTTGCGGGCCTGGATCTTCTTGGTGCGCGCGAGCGTGAAACCCTGGTCGGTCAGTTCCTTCACATGCTCGTCCAGTTCCTTCTTGGCGGCGAACTCCGAGCGCTTGAACTTCTCTTCCTCGTCGGTGGGCGAGCGGTACACGTAGACCGTGTCCTTCGTCATCTCCACCTCGTAGTACTCGGCGACGTAGATCACGTCCGGCGTGAACCAGTCGAAGACGCCCGTGCGGCTCACGCGGTCGAAACTGGTCAGCCCCTTGCCGCTCTTGTCCGCCATCGCCTTGCGCGCGATGTAGTCCGCCCGCTCCACGCCCGAAGCACCGTCCTCTCCGCATTCCTCCTCGTAGCAGTCATCCTGCATGCCGGTGATGACCCAGGCGCACTTGGCGTCCGCCTTGTCGTAGCGCTTCGCGTCGGCGTCGAAGAACACCGACTGATCCGCATCAGAGATCGGGACCATCTGGATGCGCTGGCGCTCGTCGTCCTCGTCTTCCTCGTCCTCGTAGCAGGAAAGAAGCCGCCAGGCGCCCATGCCGCCGGCCACGCCTTCCTCGAAAGCCGTGTCGTAGGCTTCCTGCCCACCGGAGTCGGCCTCGTCGCCGCGGTACATGCCGTCCAGGAAATCGGCCGTGTCGTCGCTGGTGTCGTCGTCGGCCGGACGGAAATCGACCGTCACGCGGTTGTTGCGGTACTCGGAGAAGGTCCGCACCACCGCCTGGTGCACCTTGTTGATCTCGAAGCGGGCCCGGTTGGCGAATTGCTCGCCGAGGTCGCCGTCGTATTGCGCCCCGGGCACGAACACGAAGCGGCGATCCTGCGCGCACTGCAGGCGGATGTCCCGCTGAGGCGAGTAGGCGCGGTCGAAGCGCTCCAGCGCGCGGGCGTGGACTTTCTGCAGGCGGGCGTCCCGCGCGTCGTTCGTTTCGGCCATGGTGCCCGAAGCTATGGCGCTTCAGTCACACGGCCAAGGAGCCGTAGGCGAAGCCTTTTCGGCTCAGCGGCCAGGGCGGCGGGCGAAGTGGCTGACGGTCGGCACTGGACTGGCCGTCGCCGGCGCCGCGGAGGGCCGGCGCTGGATGGCATCGATGGCGTCGAACATCGGGTCCATCTGGTCGTCGTGCGCGCCGTTGGGGAACTTCTCGGCCTCGCCCAGGAAGTCCGACAGCCACGGCGCGTCGGCCGGCAGCAGCACGTTGCCCGACTCGACGAAGGGCGCGGCGTCATGCCCGCGGCTCACCTTGTCCTTGTCGCGCGGGATCGTCAGGATCGGGATGCCCTCGCGCCGCAGCGTCTGGATCAGCCCCGTGCCGCTCACCTTGTCCTCCACGCCCATGCGGCGCGGGTTGAAGGACGTGGCCTTGTGCTTGTTCCAGAACGCGCGGGTGTTGACGATCAGCTCGGGCGACTCCCACTTGTCGCGCCGCTGGTCGATCAGCACGCCCTGCCCGCTCGTGGAGCGCCCCCACAGCTGCAGCACGCAATAGTCGTTCTCCTGGCCTTCCTTTTGTGCCGTGTCGACGAACACCTCGGTCCACTCCAGCGGCGGCAGGTGTGTCCAGTAGCGAAACCACGCGGTCTTGAGGATGCCGCCGCCCCGTGGTGTCGGGTTCTGCTGCAACTGGCCGGCCGTGCCGTAGCTGCCCAGCGTCTTCTCCAGTTCCTTGACCTGCGCTTCCCCGAAGCGCTCGGGGAACATCAGTTCGCCTTCGACTGTGCGCGGGTCCTCCCAGCCGATGCTCGTCGTGCACTTTCTGGCCGGTTCGAAGCGCATGGGGATGCACAGGTGCACGTAGGGCAGGCCCATGACCTTGATCACGCCCGAGACGTCCTTCTCGTTCAGGCGCTGCATGATCACCACGATGGCGGAATTTTTCGAGTTGACGCGCGTGGGCAGCGTCTCGGTGAAGGCGATCTTGGCCGCCTCCAGCTTCGCATCGCTGTTGGCGTTGTCCGCGCTGATCGGGTCATCCAGGATCACCCGGTCCCCGCGCACGCCGGTCATGGACGTGAACGCGCGCGCCTGCCGCACGCCCTTGCGGGTATTGCCGAACTCCCGCTTTCCGTCCAGGTCGGCCGAGAGCTCCACCGGCCACAGGCGCTGGTACCACTCGGACTTGATCAGGTCCCGGCAGCGCCGGCTGTCCCGGATTGCCAGCTGCTCCTCGTGCGCAGTGCCGACGAAGCGCATTTCCGGCATGCCGCGCGGCCCCCACTCCCACGCCGGCCAGATGACGCCGGTCAGCAGGGACTTCATGGAGCCGGGCGGGACGTTCATCAGCAGCCGGGTAATCCGACCGTCCGTCACTGCTTCCAGGTGCTGGCAGATCGCGTCCAGCGCCCATCCCCATTTCAGCTCTGCTACCGGCTCCAGCACGCGCCAGGCGCGCTTGGCGAACTCCGCGAGGGAGCGGCGGCAAAGCTCGCGCTCCACGGCCTGCAGGTCAGCCTCGGAGAGATGCATCCCGGGCCCGCATGATCTCCGCCAGCGCTTCCGTCGACAGGTCGGCCGCGTTCAGGGCCGGCGTTTCCGGGTCGCCGCCTTCTTCGTTCAGGCGCTTCACGGTGTCCTTGTTCGCCGCCAGCAGGTTCAGCGCGATGCTCGCAGAGTCGTTCGCCAGCTTGGTCAGCACCGCGACGCCCTTCAGGTTCTCCAGCGACTTCATCGGCTCGGCGTCGTCCACCTTCGACACTTCGGAGTTGGCCAGCGCCTGCAGCCGGTGCGCCGTCTTGGCGCCGAGATCCGCCGCGTGCGCAAGGCTCTGGCTGATGCTGCGCAGCTTCTCGGACAGGTCGATCGCCACCGCGCGCTGGGCGGGCGGAAGCGCCTGCAGGGTTATGTTCGCATCAGCCAGTTTTTCCGCCGCAATGCGTACTTGCGCACTTTGCGAACTTACCGCGCCGAATCGCTTGCGGATCGCTGCTTCGGAGACGCCGAACTCACGCCCCAGCGCTCGGGCGGTTTCGCCAGCCAGCAGCCGGCGCTCCACTTCGGACCACTGCGCTGGGGTGAGTTTGGACGGACGGCCCACTACAGCCCCAGTACCCCGAGTCCGAACAGGCCGCGTCGTTCTTCCTCTGCCGGGGACAACATGAGGAAGGCCGGCCCCCATGGGCGCGTTGGCTCCGGCGGCTCCGGCAGCAACCGCTCCCGAGCCTCGGCGAACGCCTGCGCGAGTTCTGCCTGGTGGCGGGCCACATCGTCTTCCAGCTCCAGCCAGAGCTTCAAGGGGAGAGCTTTAGCCATGGCGCTTCTCCCGGCTCAGGCCAACGGCTCGCGTGATGACGAGCGCTCCGGCGCGAAACAGCACATCGATGCTGCAGTGAATGCGCGGGCGGTGCTTGGAGGGGATGATTACGGACATGGTTCGGCCTTCCTTTCATGGTCGGCGGTGATCATTCTTCCGCCTTGCCGCGGTTCTTGCCATTGCGCGTAGGGGTTTCTTTTCACGTGGCTTGCCGCGCACCGGGGTGGCATCGGATGCCACTTTGGTCGTCTCACGGGCGGCGCTAGAACGCCGGCTCTCGGCCTGCGGCGCGCCCCCTACCCCTTCGCAGCGGTCGCCTGCAGCAACCGCCAGATTTCCTCGATGGTCACGTCCCGGGGCTGCTTGCACTTCCAGCTCACCGAGTATTGCGTCAGGCGCTCGCCGTCGATGGTTTCGTGCGTGCGGTGCTCCACCAACCCGCCGATGGCCATCATTCGAAGCTGCTGGCGCATCCATGGAGCGTGCACATGCAGCCGCGCGACGACTTCAGCCGCCGTCCACCAGCCGCCTTCGTCCAGCAGCAGCATCCACACCAGTTTCGTCATCCCCTTGCCCTGCCTCGGGTCGGGCTGGCGGGTGTGGCGGATCACCGGGGCCATGCAGACCCGCTCCAGTAGTGCTTCCATGATCCCCTCTTCGTGGTCGTCATTCGGTCTGCGCCTCGAGGCACCCAGCCGTTCCCGGGCGCAGCACCTGCAGCCACTCGATACGTACGGACCAGGAATGGGCGGTCGTCGTTCCGTCTTCCTCGCTGTACGTCTCGGCTCGCCTGCTGCCAGGCATCCCCAAATGCCCGCGTGCGTGCGGCCTAGCCGATTCGGAAAACGAGCGCCAGGTGCATCGTTTCACCGTGCTATTTCGGGCGCCCCCGCCTACGGTCCTGTCAGCGGATCTATCCCGGCGTCGCCGCCCTTGGGGACCTGCTGCCTGTGATTTCGGAAAAAGGGGGCGAACGGGCCACTGGGCCCGCCGCAGGATGCCGTATGCGCGATCGGACGAGAGCCGGCGACCCTTGGAGTGACCTCCGTCACCCTGTCGCCGACGACGAGCGCCCGATAGCTTCCGGAGAAACAATGGAGCGACAAACCTTGGCAAGGAAGAAGCGAGCAACGAGGCGCCACGGCAAGAGGAGGGATTCACTTTCGACCCCGACTGGGCCCAGTCTTCCCGGCATGAGCCCACAGCAACGCCGCCGCGTGAACGACGAAAACCCATGGATTTGGCTGGATCGCACCCTCCGGATTGCGCAGCTGCTGCCACTGGCGAAGAGGGCCATGCTGGCAATTTGGGACTGGCTCCGAGACTCGGGGTGACGAGCATGGCCACGGCTTCGTGGATGGGCCGGTTCCGACGCCGAAACCCACCTCCTCCATGCAGGGGTTGAGCTGCCGGT